GAAGCTGGTGGAGTGGCTTATTACCAGTGTTGACTGGTTGTATCTGATTGGTGGCAACCATGATCTCTGGGTTGGAGAAGGTGATCCTATAGAGTGGATGGTGCGTAATCAGCCCGGAGTGTATCAGGCGCACGGTGCCAGAATTGGTTTGAAGTTTCCAAACAAGAGGGAAGTCAGAGTTAATGCGCGGCATGACTGGAGTGGCCATAGTCAATGGAACCCCGCTCATGGGCCTGCGAAAGCTGCACAAATGGGGATTGATGATCATGTTGTGATCAGCGGTCACCGCCATATTAGTGGTTATCAGATTGTTAAGCAGCCTAATTCAGGATTAATTAGCCATGCTATAAGGGTGGCAAGCTACAAAATATATGATAACTATGCGAAACAATTGGGATTGCGAAATCAAACTATATCGCCAGCAGTGATGACAGTAATCAACCCGGAGCGTTCAGATGATGACCCCGGTCTTGTGACCGTTCTGCATGATATGGATACAGGCGTTGATTTCTTGAAATTTCTTAGGCGTAGAAGTAAGGTATGATTGCATGGCCATAGAAAAATCTATAGCACAGGCACCTAGTCGCAGGGATAAGCCTACAGAGATCGCGCAACTGGACTCTGACAATGAGGGGGATGCTGTTGATATAACTGTGGTAAACCCTGAAATTGTTTCTATGGAAACGGAAGACGGCGGCGTGGTTATAGAGTTTAACCCCGGTGGTTCGGAGGCTAGTGAAGACGAGCATGATGCTAACATCGCAGAACTGTGTGATGATGATTGCTTACAGAAGTTATCTTCCCAACTTATTGGAGAGTATGAAGGCGATAAAAATTCTCGCTCTGATTGGGAGAAGACTTATGTTGATGGTCTTGATCTGCTTGGATTAAAGGCAGAAGACAGGACCACTCCTTGGCCCGGAGCCTGCGGAGTACACCATCCTATTTTAACAGAGGCTGTAATTCGTTTCCAGTCACAGGCGATTACTGAGATTTTCCCTTCCAGTGGTCCCGTCAGGACTAAAATACTTGGTGAGTTAACGGAGGAAAAGGAGAAGCAGGCTTCCCGTATTCAGGACTATATGAACTATCTTCTGACTGAGAAGATGTCGGAGTATAGGCCGGAAGCCGAGCAATTACTATTTAGCTTGCCTTTGGCAGGCTCTGCCTTCAAGAAAGTTTATTACGATCCCAATATGGAGAGAGCTTGCGCCCACTTCGTTCCTGCGGAAGATTTTGTTGTAAGCTATGGGGCATCTGATCTCGTATCAGCAGAGCGTTACACTCATGTAATGCGTAAGTCCAAGAATGATATACGAAAGTTGCAGGTGGCAGGTTTATATCGTGACGTAGATATTGGGTCATCGATTCATATTGGTAGTGAAATACAAGAAAAGTACGATGATCTTGAAGGAGACACTCCTTCGTATGAGAACGATAATCGTCATCTTCTTCTTGAGATGCACGTTAATCTGGATCTGGAAGGTTTTGAAGATACGGATGAGAGTGGTGAGCCTACGGAAATAGCGTTGCCGTATGTGGTGACCATAGCCAGAGGTTCCAACCAGATACTGGCGATACGCCGCAACTGGTATGAAGACGATCCGCTTCGTATGAAGCGTCTTCATTTTGTTCATTATCAATATATGCCGGGGTTAGGGTTCTATGGTTTTGGATTAATACATCTTATTGGGGGTATCGCCAAGACAGCAACATCGCTGACACGGCAGCTTGTTGACGCAGGTACTCTGGCTAATTTGCCGGGTGGCCTGAAGGCGAGGGGGCTGAGAATCAAGGGGGATGATTCTCCTATACTTCCGGGCGAGTTCAGGGATGTTGATGTTCCGGGTGGTGCCATACGGGATAACATTACGTTTCTTCCGTACAAAGAACCATCGAATGTCTTGCACCAGATGCTTAGTGAGATAGAGGAAGAAGGGAGAAGGTTCGCTTCTCTTACTGATCTGAAGCTGGCTGACATGAAACAGGATGCTCCTGTTGGCACAACTCTTGCTTTGATAGAGCGCAGTATGAAGGTGATGACCGCTATACAGGCCAGATTACATGCGGCTATGAAGCGTGAATTTGTTTTGATTTCTAATATTATAAAAGATTACGCCCCCGAGGAAGGGTATGAGTATGATGTTGATGAGGAAGCGTTAAAGTCTGATGACTTTGATGGCCGCGTTGATGTTGTCCCTGTCAGTGATCCCAACTCATCCACCATGAGTCAGAGGATTATGCAGTATCAGGCGGCTTTGCAATTATCGCAGCAGGCTCCGCAGATGTACGACTTGCCTGAGTTACATAGGCAGATGTTGGATGTGCTTGGTATTCAGGAGGCAGATAAGATTATTCCATTGAGTGAAGAGATGAAGCCGCGAGATCCTGTTTCGGAGAACATGGATGTACTTAACAGTAAGCCATTGAAAGCATTCATGTATCAGGATCACGAAGCGCATATTCAAACTCATATGCTTGCTATACAAGACCCGAAGATACAGCAGCTTGTTGGTCAAAGTCCTATGGCTCAGATGATAGCTGCTGCTATGGCCGCTCACGTTCAGGAGCATCTTGGATTCCAGTATCGCAAGGAGATGGAGAAGCAGTTAGGTATAGAATTGCCGCCGCCGGGTCAGCCAATGCCGGAAGATTTGGAGATAAGGTTATCTTCATTGGTATCTCAGGCAGCGCAGAAACTATACAATAAGGATATTGCAGAAGAGCAGCAGAAGAAAATGCAGGAGCAAATGGAAGATCCGAATCTTCAGTTGCAGAAAGCGGAGTTGGAGTTACGGGCGCAAGACTTGCAGCGTAAGGTACAGTCAGATAAGACCCGTGTTGTGGCTGATATGGCGAAGGCAGAAATGCAGGCAGAGACAGAAACCAAGCGGATTAATACACAGGCTGAACTAGATACCATGCGTCTTGGTATAGAAGTTGCCAAGGGCCACGAGGAAATCAACCAGAAGCAGGATGAGATTAATAAGAAGGAAGCTATAGAAAGAGCCAAAATTGTCAGGGACGCGGGTAAGGCGTTGATAGACAGCGGTAAAAAGAGAGGGTAATAATCATTGGCTGAAGAACTTTTATTCGAGACCTACCAGAAGAAGTTACGGGAACGTATGAATGATAATGCAGATTCTATTTCTACTGGTTCTGCAAAAACTTATGATGAGTATTCCAAGATGGTAGGCGTTATAGAAGGATTGGCTCTCGCGGAGCGGGAGTTGTTAGATTTGGTAGAGGCAATGAGAAAGGGGAAAGAATAGTACATAGAGTCCACGACTCTTCAATCGTGAGCAGGGGGCCGTTCAACCCCGCCAATGGCAGAAAAACGTGCAAGAGGAAATCATGTCAGATAATACCGTTGTTGATTTAGATGAGAAGAGGAAGGCATCACAGCTTCCTACCCCCTGTGGTTATGTTCTTTTAATTGCTTTACCTGAAAAGGAAGACAAAACGGAAGGTGGCATTTATGTTCCTGATGATTTAAGAGACAGGGAACATACGGCTAGTATTTCAGGAATGGTCTTACGAATGGGGCCGGATGCTTATGGAGATAAGAAGAGGTTCCCTAGCGGTCCTTACTGTAAGGTAGGAGACTGGATTACGATGAAATCATATACAGGTGATCGCTTAATCATTCATGGGCAGGAGTTTCGTTTAATAAATGATGATTCTGTAAGATCCGTCGTTGAAGATCCGCGAGGAGTTAAAAGAATATGAGTGAAGACAGGAGTATCGCTGCACTGCCAGAGCCTGATTTAGCGGCGGTGGCAGCAGAGCCTACAGAGGTGTTAAGTAATGTTGATGATGTTGAAGTAAGCGTTGTTGATGACACCCCTGAAGAAGATCAGAACCGCCCCTCCCGTGCAGGTGGTGGTGAAGAAGATGATATTGATGAGTCACAGTTTAGTGGTCGTATTCGTAAGCGTATAGATAAGCTGCGGTACGAGTGGAATGAGGAGCGCCGTAATAAAGAAAAGGCGTTAAGGGAAAATACGGAAGCGGTTCGTTACGCCCAGACTATACAGGGTGAGAACGAGGCTCTTAAAGGCCAGTTAATAGACCAGCGCAAGTTATTGTATGATCAAGTGTCTGCCAAGAATGATGCTGAGATTGATGGGGCGAAGCGTAGGTATCGTGAGGCTTATGAGGCTGGTGATGCAGATTCCATCACAGAGGCACAGAGTGAGCTTTCTAGGCTTCATGCTGAGAAGTCTCATGTTATGTACGCTGCTCCGCCTGCACAGGAGGCGCAGCCAGTACAGCAGGTTCCTCCGCAGCAGGCTCCTGCTGTTCCGCCGCCAGACCCATTGGCCGTGGATTGGTTAAAGAGTAATCCTTGGTTTCAGCAGCCCGGTTACGAGGAAGTGACTGGGTTTGCTATAGGAGTACATGAGAAGCTAGTGAAACAAGGGTTTGACCCTCGTGGTAATGTTCAGTATTACCAGCATGTAAATGAAGCATTGCGTACACAGTTTCCAGATAAATTCGGGAAGGAAGAAGTTGCTGGTAATGCTCCGACTTCCCGTAAGACCCCGGTTGTTGCACCTGCTAAAAGGGGCGGGGGCAAGGCCCGCAAAGTGGAGTTGACCAGTACTCAAGTTTCGCTCGCTCGTAAACTTGGGCTAACGCCAGAACAATACGCACAGCAGCTTGTGAAGGAGATGGGCAATGGCTGACGGAAAGGCAACGGAGCGCAAACCTAGAGAAACAGAGACTAGGGATAGTGTTGAACGGGAAAAATCTTGGGAGCCACCACAGGTACTCCCTGATCCAATGCCGCAGGACGGTTATGTTTTTCGGTGGATCA